GAAGATTTTTGTTACTTCGGGTTTCATACGAAGGGTTTTTTGAATAAAAGCAGGTTGTGCCATTTTGTTTTCTTATTAAAGATAAAGAGAGTTATTAAACATAAGGGTAGCGCCATTCTCGCCATCCTCACTTACTTCAATCTCAGTCTTACGACCGGGATATCTTGCTTTGATGATGTCGTTAAGATCACGAGCAATCATCTCACAGGATTTATGGTTGAGCTCTAAGGTGCCATCGCTGTAGCACTTTTCAAGCCAACGCTTAAACTGGATAAATTCAATGTCGCGGTCATCTTGGAAGACCTGGATAGCAACACGGAAGTGGAAAATATGACGATGTGGAGTTCCGAGGAAACTGACATCATATTCATTGCCTGTGGCCAACTTGGGGTCAGTTGCCGCGGCAGGATACATATGAATACCTTCTTTACGGAAGGTAACCCAAATCATTGATAGATCAGTGTTCATTTAATAATTTTATCGTTTTTATATTGTGACCAATCAGTAAATTTACTGCGGTCTTTAAGATCGTGCAGACTGTGTGTCCACACACCGGGATTGGTAGCGTTAAAATCTTTATCATCAATTTTAATCATTGTATTATAATTCCACAATTTAATGTAGGGAATAGGCACACGGATTTGCGGAATAAAGTTATTGTATTCGTTTAATCCACCGTCATTAAATTCTTCAACTGCACTTAATGGAATATCTAAGGAACAAAGATAATCTTTATCTAAAAAGAATTGAATCATATTTTGCCACTGATCCCACTCAGTAGGAGTCTGTGGATTAAAACTATGATTGGCACCAAAGAAAATATGCTCACATCCATTAAGATTTAATGCAATACTTTCTACAGATTGAATTCCAGTTACAAACAAAGTTTGTTTGCCGAATGCAGGCGTATGTTCAATTTCAATACCAGTGAAGAATATTACTTCTTCACTAATTCCTGTCTCATAATCTCGTTTCATGATTTATTATACAACAAATATTATTCTGTGTCAAGACCATCTTTTAGTGCTCGGAGATTATCATCATCGGGATTAATTAAATCAATCTCTTCAACTTTAACAACTTCTTCAACATCAAACAAACTAGCAAATGTTGTTGGAGCAATACCGCCTTGAAGTCTCGAACCTTCTAACGCAGTTAAGAATGCTTTTCCGGATACACTATCAATCATTTCGAATGCTTCTGCTTTATTTTTGGTGTTAAACAAGTCTTCAATAAAACTATTGAAATATAAAATATTACGAGGAACCCAGTCACTTAACTCGTCATGTGTTTCTTTCTTAGAATTTTTAGACCAATATTTCCAATCACGTCTGGCTTTAGCAATTTCAATATCCATTAGTTGTTGGGCACGTTGAACAGCAACAATATGACATTCAACATTATGCCCCATCATTAAAGCATAGGCAAAACTATCCCATGAAGTTTTATTTGGAATTTTTCCTAACTTATTAAGTCTAGGAGCAATATGATAATGATCTGGGTTTAAGTGATCAAATACAATTTTGCCACCTCGGGGACCGACACCTAATTCTGCATCAGTTTTTCTTTTGCCTAGATCATAATAGGCAATGTCGCCCATTGTTAGTCGGCGTCCGATTGATGACTCGAATGGGAAGGGAATGTCACTTCCTGAAAGTGCTTTGTTATCTGGTGCTTTGTCCATAATAACACTCCACCTTTTGGAAGTGTGTTGTGCGTTTGTGTAGACAAGCCCGTGCGCTGTTGCGATAAACGGTGAGGCGCAGTCAAAAGATATGGTAAGCTCTTCATTAATATGTTTCCTGATTTGTCTTTGAATCAACGTTAAGTAACAACTCCAGTCAAGTTGCGCTGTACCCAAGAAATGAATCCAGTTTTTGCCCTTCAGCAAACCATCTTCTCTCATGGTCATAAGACGCTTGAGAGTAATATCCATTTTACACATATTGGCGCCACCAAATGCCCAACCTTCTGCTTCCTTACCGGCATATGGGCCAGTAGGATCACTAAATTCTTTAACACCTTGATACCATTGTTCGGCAGTATTCCAGTCACCTCCTTGCAATACATTAAGCCATTTTGTATGACCTAATCTATTTTGCAAGAAATAATCATTATTATATCTTGTTTTATCTAAACAATCTTCAAATGTTTTTAACCCAGTTTTTGGACTATGAATATGATCACATGCCCATGTAGGAACGTCGAGCATCATTGACCAATCAGCAGTCATTTCTAACCACTCTAAAATAGACTGTCTTGTCTTAGTAGCAGCAGGACCTTCAAAATCTAACCAATCAAATTTAAGAACACCCTTACCAATCTGATATCCACCGGAGTCGCCTAAGATCATTGTGTTATTTCGATCACGCTGTTGAATCATAGATTCTTGTGTAATGCTCTTTGTTAAATCTAACTGTGCATGACCTGCAGAATACAATCCGTATTTGTATGTAAAATATCCTTGTTCGGGATTTAAAAAGTTCATACCTTCGATGCCCCGATCAAACCCTTTTGGAATTCGATTGAGCGGCACAAATTCTTCTACACGTTGTTTTGCAACGTAGGTGCTGTAGAACGAGCTAATGGCCGGAAGATATACAGCATAATCCTTCTGTAGTGGTGTTAAATTAACTTGTTGTTTGCTCATCTTGACTTAATATCTCTGTTATTTTTAATTGTTCTTCTGCACGGGCTAGTTCCTGCTTGGCTTGATTTACATTTTGTCTAGCAATTTTAACAGCAGGGTGATCGCTGGGCAAGGATATTAGGACTTCTTCTTCTATCTTTTTCTTCTTTGCCCATTGTAATAGATCTAATGCGTCTGTATCTAATGTAATTAATGCATACGAAGCGTTGATATTTGTCCAATTAGAACCGTTAAACACTTGGATATCAGAACCCCAAACTCGCATCATCCCTTGAATAGGATTTTCGTTGTTCATAGGTACATAAGGTAAGGTGGTGTTACCACCTGCTACCGAAATGCCCGCACCGTTTGTTAGACCTTTTATCATGCGTTTGCAGGAATAATATATTTGTAAGTTGCTAGGCCACTGTCTAATGTAATCTGCAATGCACCTGCATCTGAAATACTCAGTTTGCAATTATTAACATCTGAAATTTTAAAAATACTTAAAATAGCATTAATTGGCCAAGTGTGTGCCTTTGTCAAGTTACCTGTAACGCCAGTTGCAAAAATAAATTCGCCTCCATGTGTGCCCTGATCACCAAAAATAAACTTTAAATTTCCTTTGTCGGTTTTTGCCAAAAAGGTAGTATGTTCGCTATTAGCACCTGCCTGGAATTGAAAACGTTGGATTGCCTGTTTAGTTGGCTCAATTTCTACATCCCAATTTGCTCCGCGAAACTTAACAGTTTTTAATTTTTCGTTGATAATATCTTGATTCATAAAACCGTAGTCGTTTTTAAAATCTCCTGTAGAATTTTCAAAGTGAATACCGATTGGGATATCTACTCCGTTTCGTTGACCTTTAACAATTTCAATTTTAGCGTTTTCTTTGTATTCAACACCTTCAACAAGATATTTTAACTTGTTCAGTTGTGGCATACCAAACACTCCTTCCATTTCTGGATAAGGTTTAGTAGTTTCTGCATACATGATAACTGTTCGATCATCTGCCATAGAGTCGATTTTAGTTGATGTTGCTTCGCCTGTAATTTTTACAATGTTCAAAAAACCAAGATTGTGTGTATGGCTTACGATGTCTTGTAGAATGTCTTTCATGTTATAATTTCCTTTTATTAAGTATATTTAGAATTTTCTGTGTAGTCAACTTTATTTTATTCAAAATCAAATAAACTACTGAACGTATTATTTTGTGTAGTGGAATTTAAATCCCACTCTAATACACCGATTAAATTATCAACTTTGTTGTTAATAATTGTTGATTCCATTTCTCCGTGATCAAACGGCAAATCTTGAAACCATTTTGGTAAACGCATTTCATCAACCGGATATGCAACTGATGTAAATCCTAACGGATTATCTTTTAGTTTACAAACAATAACTTTCATACCGTCGACAATCTGTTGACTGTATTTGTCACTATTCATACGCTTTAGAGTATTCCAGTTGATACTAGCTCGAACGTGCCCGGGCATATTAGCCTTACCTGCTTTTTCTTCCTTAGATTGATATTCCGCAATATTATTAGCACGTTTAGGACTACCCTTTTCCCATCCAGGACGCAGTTTAAATTCAGTTCTGAATTCGCTGATCATCTCTAAGATTTCTTTTTCTCCTGCACCGTTTAATACCTTGTCAAGGATCTTGCTTAAAAAGTTTTGCATAAATTCAGGTGTATCACTACGTTTCAAATCTAGACCCATGGCCTTGATCTTGCCTGGTTTACCGTTTATATCTTGTCTCTTACCGTCTTTGTCATAATACAATACTGCATATCTTTTCTTGGTAATAAACAATCCTTTGCTAGCAACAATTTCTCGACCTGCTTTGATAACATCACCGCGACTTTTAGGAGTATGAAAATCATCTAACATTAACTGAGGAAATGTAGAATTAACTTCGTCTGCAATGGTATCATACAAACCAATTACTGTATCTCTGTCCCAAGCAATTTGACCTTTATTGATTTCATTTTTCAATGTGACATATGCACTAAAATACGCACTATCGGTATCTCCGTATATGATGCTTTTACCAACGTGGTTGTAATCGCCTGTGATAATTTCATTTACTTTAGCGGCCATATGCCGAGCAATTCTACGCCCGGTGAGGGTGGTTGACTGACCAATACGACCGTCAAAAAACCGGCAACCAGGATTAAGGATAGCGCCATACAAACTGTTAAGATTAATTTTTTTAACGAGCTGTCTCTTGTCCCAATATTCTTCTTCAATTTTATTTCCTGCATCAATAGCACCTTTTAATTTTGCCTGTAATTCTTTACGTTCTTTATACCAACGAGCTAACAGTCCGGGAATAACACCTTCTTTCTCGTAAGTAAAAATTGTACCATTTGCACTTAGGCCCCATGGTTGTTTATTTTCAAATATTAAATGATATATTTGAGCACCGCTCAACACATCACTTCGACCGTCTTCCCAGTCAACTGTAATATTATTTGTTTTGTCTTTAGACATGACAAATTCATACTCGTTACTGCCAAATTTACCTTCCCATGCTAGTGCAAACTTTCCACCATTCTTAGCCATATTAGCTTCAATCTCAGCAGTGGTATAATCTTGACGTAGCTGACCAATAATAGTTTCTGGACCCATGTTAAGAGCACGAATGACAGATGGATACAGACTGTTAATATCCATTGAACCAATCCAGTCATGAATACCTTTCTTTGGATAAGCAACATACGCCCCGGCTGCTTGATTGGTAAAGCCTTCCTCTCGATGTGGTCGACTAGGAACCTGTAGTCCTAAACTGTGTGCTTCATTGATAATTGCCTGTTCAGTAACTGCAACTGCTCCCATTGTGGTTGCCAACAGCACAGTATTTTCATGTGCAATACTATTAGCAAGATCAATAAATTTTAATTTTTTATCTAGTTGATCTAGTAGTGCAGTATCTTGCCGGTTATATTCAATAAACTTTTTAAAGTCATTGTTATATAATTGATCAAGTGTTCCTTCGTATTGCGTTTTATGTTGATTCAATTCATATTCGGCAATTGCATCTAAACGATAACTATGGCGTTCTTCGTATGTATATTTTCTATATAATTCTAAACTATCTAAATGAACTCGTCCAACTAAATCGTATGTGATTGCTTCTTTACCAAATTTTTCATATTTGCGTTTCTTGGGCATTTGATCCCAGCGACACAATCTCCGAGTGTCTTCTTTGCTCAGTGCTTTGATAATTCGATTGACGGTGTATGGCATATCGAATCCTTCGCTATTCCATCCGCTTATTAAGTCTGCATCTTGAATTAGATCTAAAAATACTTCTAACATTTCTGCTTCTGTTTCAAAAAGCATAGTATTTGGAAATTCTTTAACTTCTTCTAAAGCCTCTTGCATTGTAAGTGTTTTTGGAGGAACCGCAAGACATACCAGTGTATCTAACCATTGCAAGTGAACAGCAATCGCAGTTATTGGCATAAATGCATCGTCGGGCGATGCATAGCCTCGTTCTGGATCAAAGTCCACCTCAATATCCCAGAATGCAACATTTAATTTTGGAGCATCTTTACCTAGATAATTTTCTTCTAAGCATCTAAATACCGGATTAATATCACTTTCAAATAGCTTGTGATCGCCGTGTATTCTTTGTTCTTTTGTAAATTCTTTCCAGTTTCTGCATGACACTCTGCTGAGTGCATCACCAAAAATGCTTCTATACTTTCCTTTGCTCTCTGGATAGTAAAAGACATATCGGGCTGGATATTCTTGATAGATTTGACCTTTGATAGGATCTCGCTCAATGACTTTTACAACATCATTGTCGCGATCCCATATGGCATCGACGTAACTCATTATTATTCTCCATTGCAATTTCCGGCTTGCAAAATACCAAATTGATCATTTATGGCTGATCAAACCTTTCTCGATGATATTTATTATTATGCAAGCAGCATTCTTATAAGTCCGGTAATGTCGATGGTGACCAAAAGAACATAATTAGCCAACATACCAAAGGAACGCCTAGTATAAGCACACCAAGCATATATAGCACATCCAGAAATCCATATTGGATAGAGAAAAAGTAGTGGGGGGTTTGGTACGGTGGTTGCCATAACGATAGCACACCCAATAGAAATAGCCCAAGCAACGACCTCAAGACAAAAACGTATTCGATTACTTTGCCAATCTTCTTTGATCCAGTTGATTGTTCCTCCAAAAATTTCATTCATTAGTCTTCCTTACGAATATTAGCATGACCGCTAATGTCTACAATTGTTTCGAGATCGTCAAACTCTCGGAATATTTGATCCCATTGATCTTTGAGTGCAATACGAATTGCTTTTTTAATAATGCTGGGTTTAACTTCTAGTTCTTCTGCCACAGCCTTAATGGTATCATTAAGACCTTCTGTTAGATCTGAAATCTCTTGCATAACAGTCACTCCTTCTGAAATGATCTGTTTAATTTTTGCCTGTTCGGGTGCGCCGAATGCTTTAGTCATAAAAAATCTCCTTGTAGTATATTATATATACTTGCAAGGAGAAAAGTCAAATAATATTTTTGATTATTGTCCGTTGAGATCTAATAACTCTGATTCTAATTCTTCAATTTGCATTGATACAGTTTTATATAAATCTACAAACACATCATCTAATTCAAATACTGCTGATTCTAATGCACTTTGAGCTTTCATAACTTCATCTTCGTAGTATTGAAATTCACGGGGATTTACTTTTACCTGTTCTGCAACTGCTCTTAATTGAACAATAATATCATGTGAAGTTCTTTCATATTTGATTGCTCTGGTAATTTCTCGTGCCTTACTAACTGCTGCTTCTAATTGTTCTTTTTCCTGGGATAACTGAGCAATTTTTTGTTTTATTCCCTTGGCATCTGTAGGAGAATTAATTTCGCTAAGTCTATAATTTTCTGATAATTGTTTAACTAATAATCTTTCAAGATGTTCAGCATAAGTTTTCTTATGTTTTGTATCGCCTTGTTTTACTGCTTTCTTTTTATCTGTGTGAACTTTGGTGCCAGTGTTCTTCATGTTTTTTACAACAGGATTACGGGGTTTGCTTGCTGGAATTTTATTAGGTGTTTTTGCCATAATTATCTCCTTGCTGGTCTTGCAAAAATGCTGTCACTGTCGAGTGCATTTTTAGCTGTGCCATATTTTGTTTTCTTTTGTTTTGCTCGAGGAGCAACTGCGGTGTTTGCACCCATATCTGCAGTAGAAGTAGCTCCGCCTGTAGCAGATTCATTTGTATCAGGTGCAGGTCCTTGATCTAATCGATCACCGTCTTGTTGTTCATGTGAACTAATCATATAATCCATGACACTTACAATCATACCTTTAGATTGGGCAATTTTTTCAATAACCCATGTTGGTAAATTTTCGTCATCATGCAATGCACGCTCTAAATGACTTGATACACGGACAATGGTATGTAGATCATTTTTGATCATTTGACCTTCGTCATTATATTCATCATAATCAGCTGCTTCAAATAATTCTTTCATTCTCATTTTGTTTTCTTCTTTGTAGATTTTGTATTCCATGCAGATACTGGACTTACT